CTGGATCAGGTGGTACGTGTATGATGGATTTGTTGTGTACAATAAAGTTATTTGCAACATAAGTATTATCGTTTTCTACTGTAAAGTTATAAACTTTTGTTACTTCAGTTTTTACGGATAATGATTTTAGTTCTACCTCACCCATATCTGCAGTAAATAATATATCACCCAATTCTAATTTATCAATTTCCAAATCGTACTCTGCATAAATTTTACGAGATTTTTCTGGATTATAAGATTTCCAACCGCCTTTTGTTAGATATAAATGACCATCCGTAGACGTTATGCTGTTATTAATGGTAATTAATATTTGTTCACTTGGTTCAATATCATGTACTTCAGAAACTTTGTTAGTATTAGCTATATAATTTTGTTTATTTACACTAAAGACTTCATCATTTAACCTAATATCTTCAATATTTTTTTGTGTACCATCACTCATTAAAATTTGTGTACCTGCTACAAAACATTCCGCCCCACCGCCTGGCTGTTTAGGAGGCAATTGAACTGGCTCGTCAGGCTCCATAGGCCCTGCGCCTGGTTCAGCTGGTGGTTGAGGTGGTTCCGGATCTGCTACCCAAACATTATAGCTATATGATCTCGTGCCTGTCTTTGCTACTCTGTAATAGTCCATTCTATAGCGTTCAACACCGCCATCAATAACAAACTGTTGTTGTGTTTTTGAAATAGCATTTTCTAAATTAAGAACACTAATGTCAATAGCAGTAAATGTTCTTGTGCCTGTTGGAAAATAAAAGTTATTATTACTTTGTAAATAGAAAAGTCCTTCAATCTTACCCGTGTCATCTGAATAGATTTCAGAAGTCGGGCCTCCGTATTCTGTAGGAAATCCAGTTTCATTAACAAATTTTCTACCTGGACTTCTTTTAGGATCATTTCTTGGTAACGTGTAATAATCATCTGGAGCATTTACAGAATCGGTACTGATATAATTAGTTACATTTTTGTTATCAAAAAAGAAAAAATGTCTAGTATTTGGAGTTAGTCCTTCACATTTAAAAAAGATAAATTTTGCACGTGCTCGTGTTGCATCTTCAAAACCCGTGAAAACTCTTCTAGAATTAGTTACATAGTAAGTATAAGTCTCAGTGCCGTACCGTGTTTCATAAGCCATTGCTTACTCCTATTAATATTCTTGGAATGATTCGTCATACGATGACAAATCACCATAAATGGCTACTGATTCATTATCGCCATCTAATGTTCTTTCCTCAGTCCACGTATCGCCATCTGGAACAAGCTGTAGTGTTCCATTAAATACACTAAGCTGTGTTTGATTTACAAAAATTGGATTACTTGCTATGGTTTGAGTAATAAAAACTTCTTCATCATATTTAGGCCAAACTGTAGCACCTTTTCTTATCACATTATTTGACTGATCCGAATCATAATACATTTCAATATTTCTTTTCATAGCCCGGGGCCTTAAAATGCCCTGTGAACCTTGTACAGCGGCTCGATAGTCAAAGTTATTTTGAATTAATGATTTTTCTTTAGAGTTAAAGTTGTCAGCAAAAATACCAACTTTAGTTCTTTCTAAACCGTTTTCATCAACAACAGACAATGAACTTAAGTTTAATTCACTAATAGTTAAGGATGTCAAATATTCAACATTATTTATTCTATTTTCTAAAGCTCTGATATCTGCCATTTTATAACTAGATTGATTAATACTTACTGTTCTTAAGTCATCATCATTAAATGTATAACCATTCAAATCGACAAAATGTAACGGCAAAGCATTAGGAACAATATCAGGTCTTCTGGAAGGTTTATTTCCTGTCGTACCTTGTTTAACTTTAATAAATCCATTAGTTGACATATAAATTAAATCGCTGCGTCCAGCATAGTGATTTGACTGACCAATAGTTACGATATCTCTATTACGAGGAATTCTAACAATTCTATCCCAGCCTCCAGAAGCATTTTTAGTAGATCTAAAGTCTAATACGTCTGCTAAACTAGTCGCACCCGATGCTCTTCCAATTTTAGGAATATCGCTATATGCAAGTGAATTATATGAATTTACGCCATAAAAGTCACCAGACGCTGAAGCGGTTAAATATTGATAAGTAGCTGTTACTGATCCCGCTGGGGCTGCAAACCCACCAGTCAATTTTAGTTTGGCTGGTTCATAAAAATTGCCATTTTGTGACCCTGTTGAGACAAATGAATATTTGTATGTTATATCTTCGCTAGTTGTATTATCTACAATGCTTGTTAATTCTTTAAAATCCGGTTCAGTTAAAGTCAAAACATTATTTACTGGAGTTAATGATTCAGTTTTAGTTGCTTCAGATTTTGGAATTAAGCTTGCTGAAGTATTTACATAACATAGAAGTGTCACATTCTTTGAAGCATTTAGACCATCAATAGTGACAGATGTATTACCTGCACCACCGCTAGCAATATTAAATGTTGATAAAATCTCACCGCCGCTATCGTATGATAATAGCCATTCTGATTCATCAGCAAAATCTTCATCGGCGGCCGCTGTATTAAATACAGCTTCACCAGAGCCATTTGTAGTTGCTGTGTAAACATCTTTAACAGTTAAGTTAATAGTTCCAGATAGTTCCTGTGTTCTAGCAAGAGGAGCTTTAAATAAGTTTGTGTTTAAACCTGGATCAATTAGTTGTACTTTATTTTCAATTGTTTTTATATTAGCATAGTTTGATGAGTCATTGCCAATAGATTTTGTATTTGCAATATCATAAAGAATGCCTGAACCGTTAGAGTCCATATTAATATCAAACATATAAAACTTGTAAAGACCTTGTGCGTTCTTTTCAATGTTTTTTACTCTAATAGTTCCAAGTGTCGTAGAAGATGCTGCTTTATTCTTTTTATTATACAAATTAAGAGTAGCTAAATTATCCGTTTTAGCTAATAAGCCGTAAGCCGAATCAGCTAAAAAATAGTTACCATAATTAGCTGTTATATTCTGATTTGTAATACTGTAAATGTCAGTCGGATCTACCCTTGGTTTTTTAACTCTAATTTTTGTAGAGATTTCTTTCTCAAATCTGTATCCACCTAAAAATGCAGTACCTGGTTTGATATTATAAAGTAAATGATCATCACTACTGTCGACTTCAACTTTTAATTGGAATTTGTTAACTGGATCTCTGACAACAAAATCACCATGCATATCATAAGTTCTTGTAGCAATCAACTCGCCCAATTTGTTTAAAATGCTGTCAGGAAATTGTAATGGTTCTGTTACGCCATTCTTAATATTAATCAAAGGAATATAAGTTGTTGTACCACTATTAATATTACTTAGCAGGTCAAGTGTTAATTTAATTCTATATCTGTCAGCACCAGGTGACGTTAAGTTAGGTGTCGAACCAGCATTATCATATAACGCTTGGTCATCGCTTGCTGTCACAATATCTTCAGTTACTTTATAAACAATTGTATCTGTGGGCAGGGCTGTATATTTGTCTAGCACTAAAGATTGTGATGGCGAAAATACAAAGTGTCCAGCCGTGAATGTTTCGGTCTGAGGAAGATCAATGATAGAACCTCTGCCTAAAGCTGGATTTAAAGTAGTGTTAATAGTTTGAATTGTAAGTGTTACAGCATCAATCGTAATGTTATCGCCAGCCTGAAAGCTTGAATTTATAGTTGAATTAGCTGCTCTTTCTTCATCAGCACCATCAACAAGCGAATATAAGATAGTAGCTGGATCGCCATTTTCAGTAGGAATAATTTTTTTAATTAAACCTTTTAACCCTGAAGCATTAGTAAAATATTTTCCTTCTAACTCAACATAGTTTGTTGGAAGTGTATTTACTGTAGTGTTTAACTTGGCAAAGAAAACGGCCGTGGTGCCCATTTGTGCAGCACCAAGATTTCCAGTAATTACTGAGCTTTCTTTAAATAGATATTTGCCAAGTCTCTTAATTTCACTTTGAATAATAGTTTGTAATTGAGTTAATTCTCGTGCTTGCAGAGCTCTACCACTATTAAACAACATTCTATAATAGTTATCACTATCTTTATAGTCATCATTGTACGTGCTAGCGAATGTTGATTTTATTAGTTGACTAGTCATAATCTATCCTTAAAGTTGAATAATCACTTTGACGTCTTCTGTTTGATCTATAGATCTTGTAACAGAAAGGTTCCTATTATCTATATACAATAGGTCACCGCTAAACGGATCAAAGTCTGGATTTTTGGCAGCAGAATCAGCTGTTCGGTTTGCGGTAGCTGTTGTCGTTGTCACAACCTCACCATCTTGAAACGGCGTAAAGCCAGTTGCTTCTGTTTGGTGATACCAAATTGTATTTGAATCGTCGTAAAAATCAATAATTGCTTTAGCACTAGTTGTGCCACCGGTAATTACTTGGTCTGCAACAAAGTCATCTGCATCTGACAACGCCATTTGTTTTAATGCAAGACCTCTTAAATTTGTAAACAACGCTACAGAATCGTATTGAGTAATATCACGTAATAGGCACAACTGCCTAAAGTCATTGCCTGTAGTGAATACACCTTCTTCATTACCATCAGCAAGAATATTAAAGTTAATTGCTTTAGCGCGTAAGGTTACTGTGGCATCCTTACCAACGCCGCCAGCTGGACCAAACACTGGGACTGCAGTAGCTCCTGCTCCTCCACCACCTGTTATTGTTACGTTGGCATAATCGTAACCTGTACCAAATGGAAACCCGCCGGCGCTTTCATCAACTTCGATAGCTCCTATAGTATTGGATGAAGTAATTACTGCTCTGGCGTGGGCACCTGTACCGTTACCAACTATTCCAATGTTTAAAGTACCTGGAGTAGTATAGCCAGATCCGGCGTTAGTGACTCTATAACCTAAAACTTCCTTTGGCTTTGCCGCCTGTTGTACTACGTATTGGCCAAAAGCTGTATCTGTAGGGGCAGCAGAATCAATAACTTGAACTGGCATATAGTTAGCTGTCAAAAACCGTGTAGCATTTTGCGCAGTAACGGTATACAAATATTTCCAGACGTAACCATCGGCAAGTTCAGTAAGTGTCGTAGCCGATGTACTTGTTGGTTGAACTGTAGATGTTACAGCACTACCGTTTGTGTCTTTGCCTTGGCGAATACAAATATAAACTTTGTTTTCATCTGTAATAACATAGTATCTAGTTGCCTGACCAATAGAATTATCATTAAATTGCTGATAAATCGTACCGGATGACCAGTTGTACCGAGTAACCACTAAAGATGCATCTAATACACTTTTCGCGGATTGTAGCTTATATCTTAGCAACCGATCGGTTCTTTCTGCATTTGTTGGAGTTGGAGGAGTATCTGTACTATCCCACTCTTCTGAAGCACCAAGACCAATATAATATTTATGTGTCGCGCCGTCAAACTCGCTAAGCAAAGTATTAGTTAACTGTGTCTTTAGTTTATCCGTGATAATTGCTACCATTTTAAATCTCTTATGTTATATTAATATTTGGACCAGCTGAGTCAGTGCCCAACAAATGCCAATTAGTTTCTACATTTTCCCAAATCAATTGACTCATGGCATTAGGAGCCATGACCATTGATGCGCCGAATGCTAAATTTGAGGAATTAATAGTAGCATTTGCTGTACCCCTGTTTAAGAGGATTTTTAGTTCACCGTTAATTGTACCATCTTCTAAAGTATATGATGATGCTCCTGATGGATTCAACACAATAAATGTATTCTCTGACATATCGCTATCACCTACTCCTAGTTGTTTACTAGAGTACGCAACTTTGCCAAGTACTACTGCCCCAGTACCTTTTGGATCAATGTTAACACCTACATTTGTGTCAGTGCCGGTTGCAGAAATAGTTGGGTTATTACCTGCAGCAGCATTAGCAACCGTAATCTCATTTGTTGCTGAACCCGTCGCAGTTATTTTAATTGATTCAGCACCATTTACATCAAAAATTGCAGTATTAATATTAGGCGAGTTTAATACTGCAGAAGTTAATGTTTTATTTGTCAATGTTTGAGTGTGTTGTTCAAAGACAAGCGTATCACTATCAGATAGATTAGGCAGATTAATATTTCTATCACCACTAGGAACAGTACCTTCATAATTAATTTTATAATAACCAGTGCCAGATGTTCCGTGTAATCTAAGATCACCATCAATTTTTGTATTGTACAAGTGTTTATTATACATGTTTTGTTCAGCACTATCAACAATAACGATGCCATTAGAATCAGGTAGCGTAATAACAACTTTACTATTACCCTCATTCGCATTTACTAAAGTCTTATGAGTAATACCATTATATTGAAGACCGCTATCAACTAATTGAACGGCCGTCGTCAAACCTACAGCAGAATCACCTCCACCTAGCTGAGTATATATTTCAGCAAAATTTTCATTGATTTTAGTACCTGCTACACGTAATGTATCACCAGTATTGTCATTAGCAGTTGTACCTGTATTAATAAGTTGACGTGCCATAGTGTTCCCTTAAATAAACTTAATAGTATTTATATTAGTTTTAGAAAGTACCAATAGAATCAAACCAAGATTGGTCAAATGTTTCATTGCCCGTTGAATCAGAGAATCTGACTGAACCACCATCCCCAGTAGTATCATCCATAGTTGGTTTAGATGGTGATACAGCTTCATCGATGCCGCCATATCTATTTTCAAACTCTTCAAAGGTTAGATTGCCGATATTTGCAATTTGAGTGATAAGATCTGTACGCAATGTGTTACCATCACTATCAATAAGACCTGTAACAGACGCGGGTGGCATATTATTACCAATCCCACCAAGAGCTTCACCCGTGATTGTAATTGCGTTAGATAAAGTATCGGCGGCGGCAACTTCAGGCATTAATGTATCAACTGGATTATTATTTGATGAACTAATAACAATTTGACCACCTAAATACATACCAGCTGGATGGACAAAAAGTTTATAAACTTCTCTCCAAACATTGATGGGAATATCGCTTTTTATTAAAACGGCTAATGTCTGATATAATTTATCATCAGTCAGATATCTCTGTGATTCAGCTCCAATAACAGATGCTGGCTCTAATATTTGTAAACCAGTTTCATTGTTATTGTTAGAACTTCTATCAACAATAGGGCCTACTCTAAATATATTTTCTTTAGGATATACAACTTCAGGGTCTGTACCAAAGAAAGCTCTAAAAAATTGCTGGATGCTATATCGAGTTCCTTTAGAACGATATAAAATATTAGAAAACTTAGCAGCTTCTCTTTTATTAATAAATCCACCAAAATAAGCTTGACCTAATAGGAGCTCATCTTCGATAAATTGTAAAAGATCTGCATCAACTTGCGAAATATCTCTATTTTTATAGAGTTCATTAATTCTATTTCCGGGTTGATCTTCTTCTTCAATAAACTCATAATAAGCTTTAAATAAACTTATTAATTTTGGATACTGTTCTATAAAGTGCTCTGGTAAAACACTTTCCACATCCGCTCTTTGCAGATTAATATTCCTACGTCGTATATCTAAAGTTGTTTTATCGTAATAAAAAGCCATTAATTAGTCGCTGTCGTAATGACACCTCTAGCTGCAGATTTTTCTCTATCGTATTGTAAAATGTTATTTCTTGTCGGAACAATCGCACTTTGGTTTGCGGGTGTCACTGAAATTTTTAAGAAGTCTCTTCCGCCTATAATTTGTTCTGGTGTAAAATTAGTTAAGGTCAACTTGCCTGTAGCCGGACTATATGAACCAATATTTTCTACAATCACATCACCTGCAGTAGATTCAATTTGTAAAATAGTTGTTCCTAGTTTGTTAGCTATAATACAGTCTGATGCTGCAGCTGAAGCAATTCCTGTTTCGGCTGGTGGAACATATGTGAAGCTTGTACTTGTTACAATTTTTACCACATCATCAGGTATAGCAATCGGCGCTGGAAAAGTAAAGTTATAAGTCGTAGTTTGGTCAGTAAGTCTAAGGGATGTTAA